TCAATACATTAATTACATTCATAAGTGACTTGGTGTCTTCCGTCTCTAAATTGTCAAGAGATGAGAGTAGCATTTCTGTGAGATTACTAATAGAGCTGCTTGATTTCATTCCATCAATACGCAACAGCGATGCAACCATTGACTCCAACTTTAAGGCTTCCAACTTAATACCATCGGATCCCTGTATCTCCATATTTGCAAGATTTGAAGGAGAACTGCCAAGAGTTAAACCTTCGGTAACGATAAGTTCAAACTCTCCTGCTTCTTCATATCCTGCATTATCCCAATACCCAGCAGGATAACGGTTAACAGATTCCCAAGCAGGCACTCCAAAATAAAAATAAGCATTATCGTCAATAGATTTAGTTTCAGCATTTACCGCAGTGATGGTCTCGATGAGAGTATCTCCAGTAATATCATATATTTCTACAACGGTATTAGTGGCATCTCTCGTTATAGTTATACGATACACATTATTTTTTTTACTAGTCCAATATGTAATGCCAGATTGCCAAGCATGGGTACTAAAATTCCAATACTGTCTAGCACCTACACTATTGGTTCTGGTCACACACGAATAATCTACGTAATAAAACCAAATGTCGATTAAGCTATTACCTACTCCATCAGGATCAAAAGACGAAGTGGGTCTTATTGCACCAAGATAGACTCCACAATGGTTTAAAAATTGATCAATGTAATATCCAGATGTATCAAACTCAACTTGATGTGTAAACAATGAACCAATACTGTTAGTTGTCACTAGATAAGCCCTACAAGTTGATTCGGTAGCTCTGTGAGATGACACATATTTACCACCGGACACACGACTATAATTAGTCGGAGATTCTACATTAGTATATATACCATAGACCTCACCATCATCGAGAGTATCTTCTGTGTCAAATGTCTCTAATGCCATTAACTACTCCTTTATTTATCCAGCATCAGCAGCAGTTATTGTGTAAGTTCCATAACAAATATTGCCACTTACGACTGGCTGTGCCGTATCAAATTTTCCTGCACATAGTAATGTACCCCCTCCAGCAGTATCACCCTTTGTATTTGGGTCAGTTCCTCCCCCAACTAAAGCTGCTCCATATAATGTTTTAGTATCATTCATGGTAAATGTGGCTTTGTTAGCCGAATTTGTTATTGACTTTGCCGCTGATTCTGCTTCATTGTATTCTGGTCTTGTCACCTCATCATATGCTGTGCACTCTGTGAAAACTGGCACTGCGTAAGTCATATCAGAAGCACCTGCTGTATCAGTTTCGTATATTACATAATACCATGTTGCAATCTGGGTAGCCCCGTGAAGCACCGCATTTAAGATATGATTCAGTCCCTCATCGGTTATTATATTCTCGCCTTTAGCTTTTGATATTAATTTTTCTTCCTTATCCCATATTTCCAGTTCAAATATGCCTTTGAGTTTTGCTTCTGATTTTGCACCTCCTTTGAATAAACTCTTATCAATGTTTAATTTGATTGGTATTAGTTCCATTTCTATTCCTCCTTTCTTTTGTAATATTTATCTAAAATTGGAAGTAAATCTTCCACATATTCTGGCATCTTATGCCTTATTCCTTTGTCCATAAATTCACATATTTTTCTATAGTAGTGGGCTTTTCTTATCGCATTGTGTCCAGCAGTGGAGTATTTGATTTCAATTCCGAAGATATTTTCTCCATTATTATATGGAGCACCTTCAGTCAAATACAATCTCTTTATTTCTTTTGGTACAGTTAGAATACAATCTTTATAGGTTGGGAATTTTCCTGCTGGCTGTGCTCCACTATCATAGATAGCCCAGCCATAGATATTCTTCCATTCCCTACCATAATAGGATTGTCCAATAAGAAATACTCCAGATGAATTCTTTTCTCCGCTTTCTTGCATAGCATTAGCAAGTTGCCATTCAATTGGTATGCCTGTTTCTTCTTCAGCTTGTTTAAAATATTTACCTAAACCATGCAGATTTGAATGCGCTTTTTCAGATAAAAAATAGTCAATAAGCTCTATAGGATAGTCTTTTTTATCCCATATAGGTTTAAAAACTTCTGGATAAAATGTATCTGAAATGACGCTATTAAGTTTTTCTTTTGTCTGCTCTCCTACTATTCCATCTTTCACGATATGAGTAAGTTCCTGAAAAACCTCAATGGATTTTTTATCATTTAATGTAAAAACACCGTCAGTAGTGACATCAAATCCTAGCTCTCTCAATTTAACTTCAATTTCCTTAACATCTGTTCCAGTCATATTTGGAACTTTATAGTAGATTAATCTATCTTGTGGTGGCATTGGTGGTTCACCCCCTTTTTGGTATTTTTTTATTTCTTCTTCAAACTTATCCCAGTTAGTCTGGGATATTATTTTTGAATAGTCATTTGTCCAAATCCTATAGCCCAAAGGTTTGAATATATTTTTTCCCTCTTGGTTTATATCTGGCAGGCAAAGAGAAAAGCCTAAATAATCATATTTTTTACATTCTTCTAAAAGCTTTATATTTATGTCATGCCCTTCTGCACTCTGATAATCGGTAAACCAACTACCACCCTCATTACAGATTATTTCAATCCCCCACTCGTTAGCCTGGGTTTTTGCATAGGCTACATTTTTTAAATTCTTATCTAAGCTTGAGAGATGATGTACTCCCCAGATAAAACGAGATTTATTTTGTAAGTATGGAATTATAAGAGCTTCGTTAAATCTATGGTATTCCTCATTTACGATTATAAGTTTAAATCTTCCTTTTACATATCTATCAGCACTGTTTATGTAAGCAAGGTATTTACTTTCGGACAGTCCCCACCTTTCAGCCGGTTCGTTTATAACTGTTATAGCAGCGGTCTCATCATTAAATCCATTCTCGGCTAAAATATCCGCTACAATTCCGGCAACCTGTCCAAGCCTATCAGGACAGACTAAAGGTATATCTTCCCTTATTACCTCATTTAGATTCACAATCAAGTCCATAGAATACTGCTTTGCCTGTGCTATTGCCTGTTTGAAAGTGAAAGGCACGGTATAAATTTTATCTTTAGCGGAGGTATCCAAGAGATAATTTTTAATACCACTCTCAGGATAATTTCCCTTAAACCGGTAAATTATTCCACCAAAATACATGCTTGCCGCCCCATGGGGGGTGTGGCATTGAAAAACAGTGAATTCTTTAAACATTTTATCTCCTATATATTGCTTAATATTTTATCTGCAAAAGTAGTCAGAATCCAGTGAATTAACCAGCCTGCTGTAGTAACAATAACAAATATGGCTATACTGAAATAAGCTATAACTTTTATTTGCCATTTTTCTAATTTAAGAACTTTATTTTCCAAATCTTTAATTCTCTTTTCATGCGTCGCCATTTCTGCCTACCACCTTCTCTATGTCTATTACTTTTTGTTTTATGGTGTCCAACTTTTTGTCAATTTTTTCAAATTTTTCTTCTAACCCCTTCATACACTCTGTTCTCACCGTTTCACAATGCTCCTCTATATACAGGACAGTCCCATCAAAACAATCTTTCTGGTTGGTGGTATGAAATGTCTTCTTTATCATTTTTGCTACTTTTTGTAATTGCCCATTCATAAAACTCCTTTCTAAATAATGGATGACTTGTTTTGCACTGGTTTATAGGTTAAATCAAACACGTTTGTTATTTCATCATTGATTAAGGCAACATCCCACAAAATAACTTCATCTATGCACCCTGGAAAATAATCGGTACCATATGAAATGTTACCTACTAGTAGTGGAACATTTACATTCTTAATATTATCTATGGGAGTACCATAGTCGGTGTGAATATTTATTGGATTATTATCTATAAATAAATAAGGGACAAGAATGCCAGTTTCCAAACGCAACGTCATTATAGCATGATGCCAAGTATTCAAATTAATATGTCCACCACTGTCATATATCCTACCATAAGTTGCTCCAACAGAATTAGTAATTTCAAAAAATACGCATGGTTTTGTATAAGTAGGAGTTCCATACCACCATAACCATAATTCAAAACAATCTTCAGCATCACCAAATTTTCCAAGTAAGAAAAAATATGGTAAGTATTCTGTAGGGCGTAAACTTATATTAAATCTTGCTGATATGGTCATCTCTCCAGTTATATTTATTCCTGGTGTATTTCGTGTAGTTAAATAATCCCCACCATTTTCAATCCTTATTGCGTTTCCAATTACACCTTTTACTCTTTGCACACTACCGTGTATGTTTGATAAATGATTATAATCAAGGCTGGAACGTCTTATAGTAGCATCTCTTTCTTCTAAACTCCACATGGCAACTATATGCTCTCTCTGTGGTAAGTAATATGGTGTTCTATTTATCATTATGTTCTGCTTCCTCTAATTTCTATGCACAATTCCGCTCCAGGAGTTTCTTCATCTCCTACCTGAATAATGGATGGATACACTACTTTGTCTTGTGCCCATTGATAGTCAAAATGAGCATTAGTTACTTGACCATAATGCTCTCCATTATCTATAGTAGGTCTATATATTGGGTTATCAAAAATTGATTCACTGTTTTCTCCATTTTCATCTGCTAAAATTATGTCTACGATAATATCATTACCTATTGGAGCTTCATCTACATAAATATATATTCTTCCCACTCCAATATTATATGGAATTGGAAGAGGCACGCATGGTTTTGAATCTTCTGCTAAATATCCTTGTATTTTGAAGACAAAAATGGGTGGTTCAGCGGATCCAACTCCACTTCTGCTAGCAACCATATTATCCTCTACTAGTTCTCCTATAATGGTTTCAAGATTTTTTTCTATTTTAATTTGGTCTACTTCAAGCCCATTTGTCAAGCTAGAGGTTTCAATTCTTACCAAAATACTATCTATGTCCACATTATCACTTGCATATACTACTTTGCAAATAGCCTCTGTCCTTAGCCAACCACTACCTAAGTCTCTTCCTTCAATATTTATGCCTAAAACACATGGGACTCTAAATTCCCCTTTAGTTCCATCTGAATAACTTATCTCTATAGTTACCCAACCCTTAACATCACTGTCATATAATTCCTGTGCAGTCACTAATTTGAAATCTATTGTGACTTTAAAGTCTATGTCAGGCTTGTCTCCAATTGTCTCAGGGCTGATTGTCTGATACATATATGCCGTGTTGTCAAGCAGGAAGTAATGAGTTTCACCTACGCCTTCTTGAACCGTGACATTGGATATAGTCCAATTAGAAGTATCTCCAGTCTCTGCTGACGGGTTTGTTATTAGATTGTCCCCATAACTCATAGCTAACCCTCTCTTAAACTCTTTTTTATTCCTCTAATAAAACATGCTAAGCCACCATCATAAGTGTAATCATATCTTATTGGTATGATGTCTATCTCTCCCACTTTATTAGTATCATCATCTACTGTAGTGGTATCTCCTAACTCTAAAGACATATCTCCCCTAGTATTGCACTCAACATACCCTTTTGGATCGGCAACGATTGGAAGTATTACAGTAGCCAGTGCTGACGCATCGCTTGCCAATTGTATTAGTGGATTGTCAATATCTAGTATTTTTTCCCCTATTAGTGTGTAGGCAGTATTGTCACGTTCCGTTATTTCATTTTCGATTGTTGTAATTGGATATCCCAAAACTTCTAATTTTATTTGTTGATTAGTAGATGCTGAATTATCAAATGATATATCCATTCCCCATGTTCCTATAGCCATGTAATTTATGGAGATATCAGGATTATCTGTTATCCTTATATGGTCTACAAATGCAACTGGAGCTAAAGTAAATTTCAAGTTTGTAAATGTTGAACCAGAAGCACTTACGTCTAGTTCATCTATAGTTAAAACTGAAGTCACATCTTCTATATTATGATGATAGTATCTTATTGTTACATCTGAATAAATTGAATCAAAGTCTTGTGGCATATCGGATGATTTGATTAAATCACTATCCGACATGGTGATGACTGATGCTCCAACTGTACAGTTACTTAGGACTTTTATTTTGTTATCTCTTGTACAGAATACAGAACAATTAAACGCTTCCGCCAGCTTTGATAATACTGTTTTGACTTTACCATCATAGAAGTATCCTATAGGAATGGTGTCACTTTGTAGGGAGATATCTATTTCGTAGTTATCAGAACCAAGACCTAATGCTCTGAATAATGTTTCAAACATCTGATATCTGGTAACATTCTGCATTGTAGGAATGAGAGGTACATCTTTTTGACCTAAATCATATAGCCTATCATGGCATAGAACTTCGGCATAAATACTGTCTGATTCAGCTTCCCAATTAGTAGAATAAAAGTATCCCAAACTTATCCATTCAAAGGACAAATCTTCTATTTGTAATCCTAAATAGGGTTTTATAAGCACGTTGGGATGCATTTTATTGTAATAAGGACTATCTTCATTATTTGGATTGAAGTGTTGCTCATCATTTCTCAATGTTATGTTTATTTCGTTAGCAGAAACTACTCCTAATGGATTATTCCCATCTGCTTGAGCTTCTTCCAAAAAAGGGTCTATAAGTGCCACATTATCGCTGCCTAGTGTTACTGGAGGTGAACCTGCTCCATCAAAGTATATCTCAACTTTAGGCTTTATATTTCTACCTAATAACTTAATTGCTGTTTTGTAGTAACTTGTAGTATTTAACATTGATACCTCACTGCTCTATAAGTTGGAAACTAACCGCCTGCCAATACCAATACCCATTGTTATCTGAACGTAACAACTGTTTTTTTACTGCTCCAGGGTATACTGTGTAGTTTTGTTCGACCCCATTCTCATTTATAGTCAAAGTATGAAACATGGTTGGAAAATCATGTATTATATTTAGAATGACTTGCAATTCATCATGCCTTATAGCTTCATATTCAAATCCAAATGTGGTCTTATCTGCTAGATAATCAATAGCCATTAAAGCTGAAGCAACTCTTCCAGCTCTTGTTACTGGATATTTACTTATCTGTATTGGAACAGATGGATTCTTAATAGTTACCCCATCCAACTTTACGATTAAAGCCATCTATTAATCACCTCTCCTCAATGACTCCTCAAGAGCTACTTTGTATCTTCTTCTCTCAAGTTCTCTAATGCCTTTTTTATCTGCAATAAGTGTTCCTACGTATATTGGTGTAGCGGATTGTGCATTAGCTATGTTTCCAGCATTGAGTATATTTTGCATCTCTGATACTATTACACTTGCAAATGGTCTGAGAGCATTTTCAGAAAGGGGAGCTACCATTTCTGGTTTTCCACCTTCACCTACTCTTGCAATTGTTTCTTTAAGTGCAACCCCACCATATTGCAGCCCGCCATAAGACTCACCTATTTCATCATATGTTTCATACATACCTCTTGTAGTGGTAGTTGGTATTGAAGGTAATGATGATGTACGATATACAACATCTACTGTTACTGTTGGATGGAATTTAACGAATTCTAAGTTCATAGCTGAGATAGCACTTAATGCTACTGTTCTTGCCGCTGACCTTATATGACCTAATTCAGCTAATATATAATGTTTCCATAAACCTATTAAGTATTTTAATGTGCCTCCCAGTTCTTTAAAGGAAATAGTTATTCCATTTGTAATTTCATCAGTAACAGCAAGTACATCATCTTCTTGGGATTCTATTGATGAAGCAATTTCTTTAAAAACATCTTCAGAAAAAGAAGATATAGCAGTTCCCTGCTTACTTATTTCATTTGTTATACTTCCGAATAAAGTATTAGTTGCTCCAACCGCTTCGGAAGTGCTGTTTTCTATTCCTTTTGCTACATTTAAATATTCAGATAAAGGCTTTATCTTACCAGAATAGGATTTTCCTATTTCATCATATGTTTCATACATCTTTTTTGGAATTTCACCGGCAGCCTCTCCTAATGTTTCACCTACGTCTTCCATTCCTGTAGCAAATACATCACTTAAATCACTCATAGCTTTTCCGCTTGTAGTAATAAGGTTCTCACCAAAACCAACAAATTCTTTACCTACATCTTCAAAGGTTATTTTTCCTACTTTAAGTAAATCTGCTCCAGTGCCTTCCCAAATTTTTAAGAAATCAGACCATGTTCCTTCCCAAATTGGTTTACCACTATCATTCCACCATGTAACCCACGCTTCACCTATATCTGATAATGCTGGAGCCCATATTTCCTTCAATTCTCCAAGAGTGCCTTGCCAAGTTAGTACCATATCATCGCCGAATTGTTGCCATATTGGTGCTGTAACTTCTGAGAAGTGGGAAGCCTCTGATTTGAGTAATGCTGTCATATCTTCAGCGGTTGTCATTATATCATCAATATTGCCCTGAATTGAATCCTTCATTGCTTTGGAATTTTCTATATTTGATTGGTTTTGCTCTCTGACAAATTGATTTGTTAGTTCCTTTGAATGTGATATATATTTATCCCATTCTGCTAAGCCTTCCTCTCCAAAAGTACCTGGCAATGCAGCTATACCTTCCCATAGAGGTCTTATTATTAGATTTATTAAAGTTAATCCTATGCCTGCCAAAGCTCCAATTAATCCATCTGTTATGGACATTCCAATGGCATTTCCCATTTTTAGCCCTATATCAGCCAGATTTACTGCAATTTTAAGTAGCATCCCAGCAATGGAAGCTCCTAACAAAGCTATGCGGTCTATTCCATATGTTAATATTGAATCAAGTACTGCCATAACCGCTAATAATAAAGTATTTGCAATTCTTGGGAGTAATATTGCTAGTGAAGACATTATTTCTGTGGTAAGTATAACTACTGTTTGAAGCAATGGGGGTATTAAAGATAATATGGTTGCAAATATTTTAGGATATATATCAGTATAAAGAAATTTCCAAGCCTCAAATAATCTAGGTCCAATTATTTTAATTGCTTCCCAAATCCCTTCACCTATTATTTTTATAGAATTCCATATCCTGGGTCCAGCTTCTTTAACTATGTCCACAAAAGCTCTCCACAAAATTAGCCAAGCATCCTTTAACTTACTTAGAAGCTCTTTGAAATTTATCTCTAAATCACCAATTTCTTCTTCTAGTGGTTCAAGTGTAGGAATTTCGTAATCAAGTGTCCCTATATCTCCAAGTTCTCCTAAATCTGGCAATTCTATTTTGTTTTCTGCTTCTTCTGGAATTCTATATATTTCATCAAAGGACAAGAGGAAATTATTTAATGCACCATTTGCACCTTCTATATCTTCTTCTAAATCTTCATAAGCATCTCCTATGGCTGCAATTGTAGCATCTAAATCAACTTCCCCTGTAGTTTGTTCTATTGGCTGAAGTATTGTGCTGGTATCTATTCCAAATAGAGAGAAGAATTTAGCTTTGAGAATACTTAACCATTTAGATACTGTTGCTGATGCGGAAGCAACTGCTAAAAGTGCTCCTGCTATTGCAAAGAGAATTGCCATCCAAGGTTTAAGTGCTGCTCTAAAGACAACAATAGATAGTCCAAGTCCTATTACTGCTCCAGCAAGAGCACGTGTTGCAATTGCCGATTGCATTACAATTTTTATAAAATTAGTTAATCCTTTTATTATTGCTACAACGGTAGGTAAAAGCAGTTTTGCTCCTAATAACCCTAAATCCAGCCAAGCTTTTCTTAGTGGTTCTAAAGCTATCCATAATTCCTTAATTGTTTTTCCAAGAGCAATGAAGTATGCCACTATTTCTCTAATAGGTTCTCTTAAGTTCGGAGGAATTAGAGCTTCAAAAAATCCTCCGACTCCCCACTTCCTCATAGCCTCTCTCAAATATTGAAGTCTATCTGCTATTTTCTCTACATAAGATTTAACAGCATCATATAGTGGTTGAAAAGCATCCTTAATTATCAACCACATATTGTCTTTTATAGTGCTAGCAAGACCACCAAGTGTTCTTGAAAGTTTTATTCCACCTTCCTTAAAAGCTTCATTAATTCCTTTAAGGATTGCTGTTATTACGGTAGAGCGAGGTAAAGAAAGCAAATAACCTTTTCTTATCTGTTCTTCTGTTACTCCAAGTTGTTTTTTAAGGATGTCATATATTGGTATCCCAGCCTTACCAATGCTTTTTATATAACGAAGTTCTGCGCCAATTGCTTTAATTCTGGCTATGGCATCAACTAACCTTTCTAATTGGTCTGAACGTGCACCCATAATAGCCATAGCATCTACTACACCTCTCATTACTGTTAATGTCTCTCTAACTGAAAAGCCTACTGCAAGTAGTTGTCTAGCCATTCTGGTAGTATTTTCCATCACAAATGGCGTTATGGCTGCAAAATCTTCCAACATATCAACAAAAGCTCTACCTTGTTCTTCCCCTCCAAGTAAGATTTCAAATGCTAATTCAGTCTGCTCCATTTCAACTTGGAATTTAGCAAGTTCCTTGATGGCTTCTTGGAGTGGTCCAATGATTGCTCTATATATTAATTGAGAAACTATAATACCCTGTATAATTCTTCCAATATCCTTGAATGCACCGTAGGTCTTAGAACCAAACATACTTACTGATTTTGTAGTCTGGTCTATCTCTTTTGACATAGGCTTACCAATGCTCTTTGACATCTGCTTGCCAAAAGTCTTCATAGTGGAATCTAGTTTATTTACAATTCCAGAGACCCTTCCTATTCCCTGCTCAAAATCGGCAAGCATTAAAGTTAGCCGTGAATTAAGTTGTCCTACATCTACCATTTAATAAAAAATCCTTCTAGTAGATTATTAAAAAACTTGGTCAATAAAGACCATTGGTTTTTTCTTTTTTCTTTTCGGGTCATTTACCTCATTATGTACTCTAACTAAAGCCATTATTTCCCGTAGTGTGCTTTTCCAAAATTCCTCTTTCCCCATTTTTAATACCACTCTTCCAGCATATCTTATATAACGCCAATCAAAATCATCAGAGGCGAAGCCTTCTAGTTCTTCGCCTCGTTTGAAAAATTTGGGTCTTCTGCCAGTTTTTCTTTAATTTTTTCTTCCTTGAACTTTCCTTCAGCTTTTGCGGATATCTCTTCCTCTTTGGTTAATTTTGGCATGGATTTTTGAATAGCTAAACCTATAGCTTCTATAATATTTTTCAAACCACTAAATTCCACTAGAGAACCCACTTCCTGTTCCGTCAGTTCAGGCTTAGCATGGATAAGACCTGCCCAAAGCAGTGTCCTTAAAAGCTTTATGCTAAAGCTTCTTCTCGGAATGACGTTGCCATTCTTATCTTTAACTTCCTTTCCATTTTCATCTAATGTTGGCAATTCCTTTCCATTTTCGTCTTTTTCAATTTTACCTTGAAGCCCATCTATGGCTTTATTTATAGAACCATATTTATCTTCAAGTTCTGCAAAAGCGTTCAGGTCATATTTTAGGTATTCCTTATTACCCTTAAGGATGACTTCTGTTCCTTTTATTTTTACATCTTCTAAGTTACTCATGGTTGACCTCCTTTGGTCTGAGTATTATATTCTATTTTTATTCGGCATTTTATGATGCGTCTATGGTTGTAGTAGTGAACCAACTAGTTCCCGTTGCTGCTTCATATCCACTTGCATCTTCGTCTGCTTGCTTCATCCACATATCATCAAAATCCCTTTTAGCAAAATTGCCTATGATAGTAGGTGTTTGGAAATTAACACTATCATCTCTGGTTTCGTGGTTTAATACAGGTTCTCTAAATTTTCCTTTAAGTAGCCATACATATCTATAACTATTATTGGATTTAAGTGCTTTAAATCCAAGTGCCACCCATGGTGGAGTATCAGTAGAATATGCACTTTCCACACCTAATGCCAAGCTGTGTCCCAGAAGAGTTGCTCTGTGAGATAAGGGAATGTCAGCTACAATCAATTCTAACTCAATAGTTCCCAATTGTGATGCTACTTCTAATGGTCCATCATCTGCAAACAAGGTTGCTATTACTGAGTTTGGGTCAATATTTGCACTTATTGCTCCGGTTAATCTGACTGGTGTATTATAGGAAACACCTCCAGATGCATCACTAACAAGTGTTGCATAATATAGATTACTTAAACCTACTCTTACGCCATCAATAGCCATAACTATCCTCCTTTCTAACTATCTTTATGGGTTAATACTCCCATATTAAATACATAAATTGTCCTATGGCTTTCATCTTCCTTTAGCTTAAACGGTTCATTTCTACAACTTATTTTTGTCCATCTGGTTGCTGTAAGGAAAATGATGCTATCCTCTATATCGTTTGGGTGGAATAAGTTGTACAACGCCCAAGCTTTGACTCGTGCTTCATCATCACTCTCATTTCTTATATTTGGTTGTATTGAACGTAACCCAAAATCAGATATTGGTGATGATTGACCTGCATATTCAAGCAAAGATATTAGATTATTTGGTGAATCAGGCATATCATTATATAGTATGTCCTGACCTCCAGTTGTAGCTAATCCTTGAGCTATTATATAATTCACTAAATCCAATAATAGATTTGCCATTATCTACCAGCTCCTATATTTATAGTTGTTCTTATTCTTCCTCCAAGATGTTCAAGCAAAAGTTGCTCATTCCTTCTTACAGGATCTTCAAAGAATTTGGATTTTCCTACTGGATGTCGTGCCATTAAATCTTCATGGACCATTAACATATAATCTGAAGCCATCTTATGTGTTTTTGGATTCATTTTATCTTCTGGTCCCCCATAGCCAAGCTCAACTGATATTTCATTTGCATGATATTCAGGTTCTTTAACATACCCAGAGCTAACTAAAGTCCATGTATCTCTTGGGCATTCTTCAGCACTTTCCATCATTATTACATCTCTTGCAAAATCATATAGAGCACGACCTGCATCTATCTTAACGTTTGCAAGAACTTGTCTTAGATTGTTAATCAACTGTTTCACACTTGCTTGGTCTAATTTCAAAGAAATTTCCATCTATTCCTTTCTATAAATAGACTATTAAATAATCCATAATTCCATCTTCATCATAGTATTTGCTTATC